CTCACCAAGCAACTGAAGAAGATGGCGAAGATGATAAAAGACCTGCTATTGAAGCGAAAATAACAAAACATTATGGACAAGAAACTACAGATGCTGTTAAGAAACATTCTGAAGATGTCAATGCTGTAGAGAATAGTAGTGGTCCAGGTGGCGTTGAAAAGAATTTTCATGGCAATTTTGTTAAAACACATTTAGGTGGTCATGGTTCTGCAGAACATAAAGCATACCAAGAACAAATGCGAAAACATGGTCATGAAGAGTCACCACATCAAACAGATCCAGAGTGGGATAATGACAGCGTTAAAAAAGAAGAAGTTGAACCAGTTAATGAAATTAGTGGCGAATTAGCTGGTCAGGTTGCGGCTAAGCGTAATGACCAATTTGCAGCTAACCCAAATCAACAGACTTATAATAAATCTAAAAAGGCAATTGGGTCTGCTGTGAAACGAGGTGGTGGTGCTACCTTTTTAAAAGTATAAAGGAATAAGGGGTTAAAACATGGCAATGACACTCACAACTGTCAAAAATAATAACTTTGAGACGATTATTCACTTTGCATCGTCTCTAGCAGAGACAGGCACAATTGATATTGCAACTCTGACTGCACCAGACCAAGCGCTAACTGTTGGTGGAACCCCAACAGTTGACATTGTTAAATTTTGGTGTGCTGGAGCATTAACTAGTAGAGTGGTAATAACACGTAACAGTAAAATTGTTATTGCTTGTGCTCCAGAAAATGCACCATATTCAGAATTTAATGCATGGGGTATTCCAGTAAATAATGACAATACTAGCAATATAGTTATTGACAATCAAGTAGCTGCCGCAGTAGCTGGTTGGTTGGTGTTACGTAAAGTTTCTGGATGGTCAACTAAGATTGAACCTGCTACATTTGGTTCTTATGACGATCCAACTGCAGTTGGGAGCTAATAATGAAACTTATTAGAGAAAATGTTCAAGAAGCCAGACTTATTGTCGAAGACAAAGGTCTTGGTAAAGGTAAATCATACTTCATTGAGGGGATATTCCTTCAATCAGAATTAACAAACCGTAATGGTCGTATGTATCCAGAAAATGTAATGGATAAAGAGGTTGGTCGTTACATGATGGAACAGGTAAAAAACAATCGTGCTTATGGTGAGTTGGGTCATCCAGACACACCAAGCATTAATCTTGATCGTGTATCTCACCTTATCGTAGATTTACGCAAAGAAGGTACTAATTACATCGGTCGAGCAAAAATTCTTGAAACACCAATGGGTCAAATTGCACGTGGTCTTTTAGAAGGTGGTGCAAATTTGGGTGTTTCTAGTCGTGCACTTGGCTCTCTCAAAATGAATGAAGAGGGCATTAATGTTGTACAAGACGATTTTATGCTGTCTACTGCAGCTGACATCGTTGCCGACCCTTCTGCTCCAGATGCATATGTACAAGGTATCATGGAAGGTAAGGAGTGGACATTTGTTGATGGAAAGTTCGTGGAAAAACATATTGAGGAAACAAAATCCTTCATTAAAAAGGCTTCCTCTAGAGACCTACAGGAAGCAAAGATTCGTGCTTTCCAAAATTTTCTGAGTAAAATCAGATAAATAATAAATAATTAAATAGAACTATCCAGTTACAGGAGAACAAAACGATGTCAATCGAACAAAAAATTGCACAAATCTTGGCTGAGTCTAAAGCAACACAGTTAGACGAATTCAAGTCAATGGGTAACGAAGGTGGTAGCAATTCTGCTAAAGAAAATGCTACTGCTGCTGATGCTTCAGTTATTCGTAAAGGTAATGCTGTTCCAGCAACATCTGAAACAGAAAACGCTGATAACAAGCGTAATAATGTTGAAGATCAAGATGATGCAGAAGATGCTACTGAGAAAAAATCTAATCCTGCAAATTCTTCAGCAACAGCTGGCGATCAAGAGCCTGTCCGTAAAGGTAACGCAATCAAAGGTATGAAAGAAGACATGGATGCGTTGTTCAACGGTGAAGAATTAACAGAAGAATTCAGAACTAAAGCAACTACTATTTTTGAAGCAGCTGTTATGGCTCGTGTCAATCAAGAAGTTGCACGTCTTGAAGAAGAATTCGAAAGCAAACTTGCTGAGCAAGTTGCAAAGAATACAGAGGGTATTGTTGAGCAAGTTGATGGATATCTCGGTTACATTGCCGAGCAGTGGATGGCACAGAATGAAATCGCCCTTGAGCGTGGTATCAAATCCGACATTCTTGAAGGATTTGTAGCGGGTATGAAGACTCTATTTGAAGAACACTATATCGACATTCCAGAAGAAAAGTATGATCTAGTTGGTTCTTTGGAAGAGCAAGTTGAAGAATTAGAAAGCAAACTAAACGATCAAGTTGCTGCTAATGTTGAATTGTCAAAAACAATCGCAGAAGCAAAACGTACTGAAATCGTTAAGTCTATTTCTGAAGGTCTAACTGACACTGAAACTGAAAAGTTTATGGGTCTTGTTGAAGAACTTTCTTATGAAGATGCTTCTACATTTGAAACTAAAGTTAAGACTATCCGTGAAAATTATTTCACAAACAAGGCAGCTGCTGATGTTAAATCAGTTGTTACAGATACTCCAGTCGAGACATTGACTGAAGAAAAGAAGCCACAAGTTGATCCAACTATTGCTTCGTATCTAACTGCTCTCAATAAAATCGCAAAATAAGGAAAACAAAATGACAACTCGTCAACAACTAATGGAAAAATGGGCACCAGTCCTTAATCACGAAGGTGCACCAGCAATCCGTGATCAGTATCGTAAAGAAGTAACTGCTGTTCTTCTTGAGAACCAAGAACGTGAAATGCAAAAGCAACGTGAAGCTCTTTTTGAAGCTGCACCAGCCAATGCTGTCGGTTCTTATGGCGATACCAACGGTTTCGCTAAGTTCGATCCAGTTCTTATCTCTCTAGTTCGTCGTGCAATGCCACAGATGATCGCTTATGATGTTTGCGGTGTTCAGCCAATGACACAGCCAACAGGTTTGATCTTCGCAATGAAGTCACGCTATACTGAGCAAGGTGGTTCTGAGGCTCTATTCAACGAAGCCAACACAGAATTCTCTGGCGCTGCAGTTGCTGGCACACAAGCTCCATATGACTTCGGTGGTTCTGAAGTTACTGCTCCTGGTCTAGCTACTGCTGACGGTGAGCGTCTTGGTCAAGGTGGTACAGGTGATGGTTCTTTCGGTCAAATGGCTTTCAGCATCGAAAAGACTTCTGTTACTGCTAAGACACGTGCTCTAAAAGCTGAGTACTCAATCGAATTGGCTCAAGATATGAAATCTGTTCATGGTCTTGATGCTGAAGGTGAACTAAGCAACATTCTCTCTACTGAGATTCTTGCTGAAATCAACCGTGAAGTTATCCGCACAATCTATACATCTGCCAAAGCTGGTGCACAAGGTGGTTCTACTGCTGTTTCTGGCACGTTCAACCTAGACGTAGACAGCAATGGTCGTTGGTCAGTTGAGAAGTTCAAAGGTCTAATGTTCCAAATCGAACGTGAAGCCAATGCTATCGGTCAACAGACACGTCGTGGTCGTGGTAACATCATCATCACTTCTGCAGACGTAGCTTCTGCTCTAGCGATGGCTGGTGTTCTTGACTATTCTTCTGGTCTAACTGGTAAGAATGACCTAACAGTAGATGACACTTCTACTACTTACGCTGGTGTTCTAAACGGCAAATACAAAGTATATGTTGACCCATATACTTCTAACGTATCTGCTACTCAGTTCTTCGTTGTTGGTTACAAAGGCGCTTCCGCTTTTGATGCTGGCTTGTTCTACTGCCCATACGTTCCTCTACAAATGGTTCGTGCAGTTGATCCAAACAGCTTCCAGCCAAAGATCGGCTTCAAGACACGTTATGGTCTAGTTGCTAACCCATTCACATCTCTTGATGCTGGTGGTGATGGTCTTGCTTCTGGCAACAACTACTACTATCGTAAAGTGAAGGTTTCTAACCTAATGTAATTTGGGTTTAATTAAACCGACACAGAAGCGGTACTTTAAGGGAGACAGAAATGTCTCCCTTTTTTATTCTCCTAAATAATCTTATGGCTAATACTACTATTTCTTGTCCA